GAGCGCCTTCCCGATCTCCAGGAATGCGCGAGCCACATCGCCCAGCGCCTTCCCGATGAGCGGCGCCTTGTCCGCAGAAAACGACAGGAACTCCTCGAACTCCGGAGACCCCTTCAGGCTGGTGCCCCAGTTCGCGAACCTCCCGGTGAGCGACTGCATCTTCTTGGAGATGCCGTCCATGTGCGGCAGGAAGGCGTCCACCACGCCGGCCATGCCCTTGACCGTCTGCCCGAACGAGACACCCAACCCGGTGATCGCGGGCTTCACGGAGCCCTGCAAATCGTTCTTGAAGCCCTGCCAGAACGGTGTCTTGATCTGCCGAGAGAAGCGGTCCTGCAAATCCCGGACCGCAGCCGCCGCATCCTTCACAAACGGCGTCAACGCCGGCAGCGCCCTGCGGATCCCGTTCAGCGCGCGCGTGAAAATCGGCATGACCTGCGGCTGCAGACTCTTCGACCACGCCCCGAACGCGCTCCGGAGCTGGATGAACGCGTTGAACGTGCCCCGCGCCGACGGCGTCAGCTTCGCCAGCTCAGCCCGGTACTTCGCCTGCGCGACGGCAGCCTGATCCACACCCCCAGCCGCCGACAACGACGCCGAGGCGATCTGGCGTTGAGCCGAAGCGATCGAGTCCGCACCCGACTGCTGCGCCTGCACCACACGCTCCTGCGCGGCGGCAATCGCCTCCGCACCCTGCCGCTGCGTCTCCGCCACGTTCCGCTGCGCGGTAGCGAGCTTGTCCTGGGCGTCCGCGATTGCACGCGAGTTGGCGATCTGTGTCTTCGTGACGTTCTGCTGGGCGTCCCGGACCGCCGTAGTCCGGTCGACGACGTCCTGCTGTGCGGACGCGAGACGCTCCTGCGCCGTGCGGACCGTGTCGGAGCCGTCCACGCCGGCCTTGTTCGCCGCCGTGGTCTCCACCTTGAGGCGCTGTGTCTCGGTGGTCTGCTCCTTCAGCCGCTGGACCGCCTGGTCGTACTGCAGGACCGCCTTCTGCTTCTCCAGCTCGGACGCCCCGGAGGCGAGGACCTTGTTGCGTTCGGCGGTCGCCTCCTTCAACGCGATCTCCGCGTCCCGCTGGGAGAGCCGCGAGTCGACGAGCCGGTTGTTGAGGTCCTCGAGCTGCTGCTCCGCCTCCTTACGGGCCGCCGTCAGATCCAGTTGTGCCTGCCTCGCCGACTTCTGCGCCGTGGCTAGATCCTTCTCGGCCTGCTCCACCTGTTTGTTCGCGGACTCCATGCGATCCGCGGCCTGGGCGTAGGCGTCCGCCAGCGACTGCCGAGCGCTCTTGACCTGCGCGGCGGCCTGCGCATTGTTCTGCGCGGCCTGCCGCACCGCCGTCCCGACCGCCTTCTCCGCATCGGAGATCTGCCGGGCCGCGTTCCGCTGCGCCGTGGCGAGGGACTGCTGGGCAGACGCCTGCTGCATCGCCTGCCGGGCCGCCGAAGCGCCCGCCTGCGAGCCCCGCGCGGTAGACGCCGTCGCCGCATCCTGCGCAGCCTTCTGCGCCTGCAGCGTGGACGCGATGCCCTTGAAAGCGGGCGCCGCCACCAAAGCGACAGCGCCGATACCAGCCCCGGCAGCCACACCAGCAGCAGCGATCGCACCCAGCCCGGCCGCCACCACCGGCAGCACCGGAATGATCGCCGGACCGAACGCCAGAGCCGCCGTGACCAGAGCCTGCATGCCAGCCACCCCGGCATGCGTGTCGACATCAACGTCGGCTGACCGCCCATCGAGCCGGTTGACCTCCGCCTGGAAAGCCGCCAGCTGGGCCGCAGCCGCACCCGCATCCACCCGCACGGAGACGTTCGCACTCGACTCCGACAGACGTGTCAGACGGGCCTGCAGCCGGGCCAGCGCAGCCTGCGCGTCCGCCTCGCTGATGTCGATGCCGATCCGCACATCCCGCAGTGCAGTCATCTGCGCCCGAATGTTCGCGATCTCCCGCTCAGCATCCGTCGAGTTCGCGTTCAGCCGCACCTCAGGCAGATCACGCAGCCCGGCCTCGAGACGAGTTTTGAAACCGCGGGCAAACGCGCTGCCCGTCTGGGAACCCTGCCGGGCAGCCGGCGCCTGAGCCGTCCGGCCGCCCTGCGTGACACCGTCCCGCACGCCCTGCGCGATGTGGGCGGACAGGTAGCGGGCCATGACCCGGCCCATCTCGTCACCCACGGAGTTCGCTGCCGGTAGCAGCCCGTTCTGCAGCCTCTGCCGGATCCCCTGCGTGCTCGGGATGACATCGACCTCGACGGAACCGACACTGATTGCAGGCACAGGGAGCCTCCTCCCTGCGCTACGCGGCGCCCCCGTTGATCAGGTGAAAGAGGAAGTCCGCGCCACCGTCGGTGAGCTTCGGTTTCGGGCGGGGCGGTTTCGCGCCCGGACGGCGCAGCGGCTCCGGAGCCTGAGGCCGGTCCCGTTTCTTCTCGGTGTTCGCGCAGATCAGCACGTACTCGACCCGGGCCACCCGGTCCGCGACCACCGCCAGCAGCTGCTCCAACTGCGACCAGCGGCCCTTCTCCGGCTCCCCGCCCTCCGCCTGTTCCGCAAGCTCCTCATCGGACAGCTCGTTGCGCAGGGCGGTCATTGTGTGGGACTCCGGTGGCAAATGCTGGATCAGCACCCGCAGCCACCGCCACGACCTGCGGCCCGACAGCACGTCGGTGATGTCGTAGTGGCGGTCGATGAGGTCGGCTTCTACCGCCTCCGAGTGGCGCTCCCAGACCGCGACCGTCCACTGGACTTTCCCAGGTCTTCACCCCCGGCGCGGGCCGCGGCCTCCGCGAACCGGCCGAGAGCGTCCATGTCGGGGTCGAGGTCCGTGTAGATGTCGTAGTCGTCCTCGTGGAGGACGAGTTCCATGAACGTGTCCATGTCGCCGCTGTTCAGGGCGCGGAATGCTGAGGCGCGCCACCGGCCGGCGGGCAGCGTGCGGACATCCTTGACGACGCCGTCGAACCCGGCGAGCGGCACCGTCACATAGCCGTCGTCCAGTTCGGCTTCGGTCTCCTGGGCGCGTGCGGCTTCGATCTGTTCTTTGGTGGCAGGCATGGCGCGGGCCTCCTCTTCATCTCAGGCGCGGGCACGAAAGGGGGTTGAAGGTGGACGGGCCGGGCCCGCGCCACGGATGCGGCCCGTCCACCCGTTCAGGATCCCGTGTAGGCGGGGGTCGCCGGCAGCTTGTCCGTGTGGTAGACGGTGTTGCCGGCGTCGTCCGGGTAGGCGGTGATCGTGATCTCGTAGCCGGACATCTCGTCCTGCTTGAACGTCACATCCGACCGGTCCGACACCTCGCCCTGCGGGACGTAGAAACCGCGCGCCGTGTCCCCGTCGAGAGCGACGAACCACCACGCCCGCCGGTCCGGCGTCGGCGACGCGGTCTCCGCGAAGCTCGTGAGGCCGGAGCCCTCGTCCGGCGCCAGATCGGCGGCCGGGATGCGGTACATGATGGACTGCACCGTCGTGCGGGCCGTCTCCCACAGCGTCACCTGGAACGTCCGCACGCTCTTGGTGATCTGCGTGCGGAACGGGCTGGTGAGACCCCACGGCGTGAACTCCTGAGAGTCCTCGTCGAACCCGTACACCAGGCCGTCGTCCGAGATGGCGCCCAGCGGCTCCCACGGCGACACCGGCTGCGTCAGCGGCGACGTCGGCGCCGTCGCGCCCACATCCGCCACCCAGCCGCCGCCCGTAGCGCCGATGATCGTGAGGTCCGCCGCGCGGGTGATGTTGACCATGACATGTCTCCAGACATGCGAAAACCCCGCACGGCGGCGGGGTCAAAGGGACAGGGATCGGCGCGGGCCAACCGGTCAGGAAACCGGGTGACAGTAGATTTCGTAGGTCGCCCCCACACGGCGGAGCGCAGTGTTCTCGTAGGGGCGCCACGCGGGGGCGGTGATGGTCGCCACGCGGCTGAAGACCGCGTTGACCGTCTTCGCCCCGCGGAGGTTGAAGAGGAGTTGGTAGCGCGTCTCCCGTGCGAGCTGCCAGGCAGCCTGCCGGGTAGCGGCGTAGCTGTCGACGCTGATCAGGGCACGGTCGAGGCGGAGTCCGTCATCGTCTCCGCCTACCCTCTGTAGTTGGTTGAGCGGCAGAGCATCGACGAGATTGGCGGGTAGATCCGTCAGGTGCCGCACCTGTATGGCCGTCGTCATCCAAGCGACCAGCTCCGCTTCGACGTCGGGCCACATCAGTTCGCTCCCCCGGCCTGCGCGGCTCGCAGCAGCACATGGTGTGCGGGCACCCGATCCGTGCCGTACTCCACCCAGCGGGCGTAGGAGGCGGTGTTCCGAACCTTGGCGACGGCGCGGTCGCGGTTGCGTCCCCCGCGGACCGCGCTGCTCGTCTGCCACGACTCCTTGTAGTGGCCGGCGTTCTCGCCCCGCAGGTACACCGGGGACGCGGCCACCGCCGCACTCTTGATGACCTCTGCCCGGCGTAGCATCTCCGCCTGCAGGCCGGGGCTTCGCAGTAGCTGCCCGACCCCTTTGCGGTTCATCTTGAAACGTGCAGCCACGAAGCCTCCCCCTACCCGGTCACCAGGCGCAGGGCCACAACAACCGGGCCGGTCGAGCCGGTGAAGGGCGACCGGAAGCTGCCGGGCTGGCCGTCGACCTCGTAGACGTTGCCTCCGACCCGTATCTGGTCGGTTGGGCGGATGTCCGTCCCGTATGGGGCGTACAGCGTCAGCCCGGTGATCACGGTGTCTCGGGCGTCGGTATCTTCATTGGATCCCGCCCCACTGCCATCGCGGGGCGCCACAGCGCACCCGGGCACGGAAATCTCGGAGGGTGTCCCGGGCACGTCGTTGCCGTACTCGTCGCGGGTCAGGGGTCCGGGGCGCAGGATCGTGACGGTGTCACCGCTGGGTAGTGCGTGCACGGCCGAGCTCCTCAATCGCGTCGCACCAGGCGTCCAGTTCTTTCACCGGGTCGAGGGCTTTCGACCGGGTCTTCGCCCGGCGGGAAGCGGCCCGGTAAGCGGCCGGGTCGTCCAGGGCATCGATGGCCGCCCGCCACTGGCCGGCGTCCTCGCGATCGCAGAAGATGCCCGCCGGGCCAAGGGACTCCTGCAACCCTTCGGTGGGGTGTGCCATGACCGGGATCCCCGACGCCATGGCCTCAACTCCAACGCGCCCCCAGGACTCGTAATCCGACGGCATCAGCAGCAAACGGGTACGGGCATAGACCTCGTCGCGCATGCGCGACCCCGGCATGTGATCCAGTACCAGCACGTTGTCCAGGTCTGGTGGCCTCTGCTCGCCGTAGCCGCCGCGGACCGCCAGGAACTTGCGGTCCGGCATCCGTCGGGCCAGTTCTTCGAAGAGACCCACGCCCTTCGCCTCGCTGCAGTTGACCAGGGTTATGCAGTCCCCCGGCCGCGTGCGGTATGCGGCTGCCCAGACCGGGGGGCGCACCACCAGCGCCTGATCCGGACGCGACCGGGCTCCCTCGCAGGCAGCCTCCATGGCGCGCAGCCCCCACTGGGAGTTGAGGACGGCCAGCGCTGTGGAGCCGTGGAGCAAGGGCTGCCAGGTCAGGTCGAACGTGTTGTGGCAGAGGACGACGAGCGGTATGCCGTGCCCGCGTGCGAGGCATGCGGTCAGCGGGACGTTCTCGAGGTGGCTCACAAGGACGCCCGCTCTTGCAGCCGCCTTCCCGAAGTCGATGCCGGCCTCTGGGGGAACCACGCGGACGCCGTCCAGTTCGTAGGTTGCGGCCCGCGGCCCGATGGTGTTGGACAGGTGGACGGTTGCCTTGTGGCCGCGGCGGACTGCTGCCCGCAGCATCTCGTGGAGCGTCCACTCCGCGCCTGCGTTGTGGTGGGGCGGATAGGCGTGGACTCGGGCGACGATGTTCACGGAGGTGCTCATCGCCACCTCGTCATCGTCATTCCGGATTTGCGCCGGTAGCCAGCAAGTTCCAGCATTTTGCGGTCGTCGTCGGTCATCGTCACAGCCGTGCCCACGCCGGATCCGTCGGTGCGGTAGCTGTAGGGGCCGATCGTTTCGCCCGTGACGCCGCCAGCCATCGTGGGCGAGGTGAGCGTCCGCAGAGCCATGCGGGCGACGACCGCCACCACGTCTGCGGGCACCGTGTCAGTGCCGTGGCTGTAGGTGACCCGGTAGGTGCCCGGATAGGACTCGTAGTCCTCGTCGAACCAGGCCTCAGGCATGTTGATGACCGTGTTGTCGGCGGCGGTACGAATGATGTCGATGCCATCCCAGCGCCAGCCTGTGACAGGCACATCCGGAGCACCGCCCGCACCGACGGCGACGACCGCGGTCACGTCGATGACAGGTCTCTGAGGAAGACGGATCTCACCCTGCTGGGCGCGGACGAATACCGTCTCGTCGTCGGTTCGGGTGAAGTCGCGACCGGTGAAAGCCCTGACGAGGGCAGAGGCGTCCCCCAGCAGAGCTTCCGCTCGGGCCGTCTCCGCTGCGGTCAAGGGCCGGCCGAGCCGCTCCTCGAGGTCGCTCGGGCTAGCGAGGGGTTGCACGTCTGGCCACTCCCTCCATCGCCTCGACCCATGTGTCGAGTTCGGCTTGCGGGTCGAGGCCGGCCGCGCGGGCAGAGGCCGCCTTGGATGCGGTGCGATACACGTTGGGGGTGGACAGGCTGCGGAGGGCGGCTTCCCAAGCGTCGAGGTCGTCGCGGTCGCAGAACGTGCCCGCGTCCCCCAATGACTCCAGTAGTCCGGGCGTAGGGTGCGCGATCACCGGGATCCCGGAGCACATCGCCTCTACCGCTACGCGCCCGTAGGACTCGTAGGACGACGGGGCGAGGAGGATTTTCGTTCGCGCGTAGACGTCCTTCGCCATCCGGTCGCCCGGAGTGTGCGGGACGATCTCCACGTTCGGCAGATCATCGCGGATGATCTGTTCGCCGTAACCGCCGACCACGCCGAGGAACTTGCGGCGTGGCAGCCGTTCCGCCAGCGCGTAGAAGACCTTCGCGCCCTTCTCCGCGGTCAGGTTGATCAGGGTGATCCGGTCCCCCGGTGTGGCCTGGTAGTCGGCCGCCGCAACAGGTGGGTGCACGGTGATGCCCCACGGCATCGGTCGCTGCCCACAGTGGGTCCGCCACCACGCCTCCGCGTCTGACTGCATCCAGGCCGTGTTGAACACGACTAGCGTCGGCGCCCCCTTCACCAGCCATGCCTTCGACTTCTCGAAGGTGTTGTGCAGCAGGTGCACGACCGGGATGCGGTGCAACTCCCCCAGTATGGACGCCCTGGCGGTGTTCTCCAGGTGCGTCACGATGGCGTGCGCACGCCCCTCGCCCCGCATCCAGGGCCCCGGGTCCGCCTTGCCCTGGTACTGGTGCACGATGACGCCGTCCAGTGCATAAGGCCCGCAGTTGTCGGACGGCTGCGAGAGAAGGACGTCGACCGTGTGGCCGCGTGCTGCCAGCTCACGCAGCAGGCTGTGGGCCGCCCACTCTGCGCCGGCGTTGTGCGCCGGAGGGTAGGCGTGGAACATCGCCAGGACCCGCAAGGTGACTCCGATCTACCGGACGGCCGGCAGCCCACCCAGGAAGGCTGCCGGCCGTCGCGGGTCAGGATGCGGCCGTGGCCGTCTGCACTGCGGCGAACGGCGAACGGGTCGATGCGTTGTCGTTCAGGCGGGTTGCCGGGTTGGCGGTGGCGAACGCCACGCGCATCACCACGCGCATCGCGACGGAGTCCTGCTGCATCAGGTTGAGGACGACCTTGCCGTCGTCGTCGGAGATGACGCCCTCGGTGAACAGCTTGAAGCTGATGTCCTGGCGCACGCCGACGATTGCCTTCGACCAGTCCCCCATCAGGAGCTCGGCCTCGGACAGGTCCCACGCGCCGTTGGTGAGCTCCGACATCGGGTAGCCGTACAGCGTGCCGCCCAGCTGGCCCTGCAGGTTCGGCTGGTAGATCGGCACCCCCTGCTCGGACCGCATCGTGTTCAGCTTCCACGTCAGGCCGGGCCGGCTGATGAAGCCGTTCACCGCGAACCCGTCCGCAGCCACCTTGCCTGCGGCCTCCGCCACGTCGACGGCGAAGTCGGCGCCCGCGCCAGAGATGACGGTGTTGCCCGCCGCGACTGCGGACTGGTAGACGGCCGCCGGCCAGGTGGACGGCTTGTCCATCCCGAACAGGCCGGCCGCGTCGAGCTTGGCGCCGATGGCCTCCACCAGACGGGGACGGACCTCGTTCCAGATGGGCATCTGCGCGTCGTCGAGGTAGGCCTCCGGGATCGGGACGATCGCGGCGATCTCCTCGGCGACGAGGTCGACGTTCTTCCAGTCCTGAGCGGTGGTCTGCTTCAGACCGGTGTCGCCTCCCACGAAGTACGCGAGCGGCAGCACATCGAGGACGGGCTGCCGCTGCGTCTTCGACGACATCGGCACGCGGCGAGCCCGCTGCAGAAGCGCCGAAGCGGCGGGAAGCTGGTCGATGATCTCCGAGGACACCGGGGTGGGAACGAGCGGGTCGTTGCTGGCGTCCCGGCTGATGAGCGAGTTGACAGGCACGGGGTCTCCTTTCGAGAAAGCAGCGACCCCGGCCCCGTGCGGGTGATTCCGGTGCTGCGGTGAAGGTCAGATCAGCGGCCGGCCAGGCGCCGGATCCATTCGTCCGGGCTGGTCGTGGCCGCACCGGACGCCGTTGCGGCTCCCGGAGTGAGGGCCTCGACAGGCCTCTGCTGAGTCGGCGCGGGGGCCGGTGCCGACGCCTTGAGGCGTTCGGCGAGCATCTCCGCGCGCGAGTTGATTTCCTCGTCGCTGCCCGAGCCGAGAAGGTCGATCAGGTCCGGCGGGATGTTGTGCGTGGCCGCCGCCATCAGGCGGGTGTTCGTGGCGCGCAGCTCGGACATCTGCTGCTCGAAGCTCTGCGCGCGCTCGGTGGCGCGCTGCAGCTCCGTCTTCTGCGTGTCCTCGAACTCCTGGTACTTCTGGGCGGCCTGCCGGAGCTGGTCGATCTCGTCCTTCGACTTGAAGCCGAGGGCATCGAGATGGCGCTTCTCGTGCTTCCTGGCCATGGCCTGCCACTTGGCGGCCTCGGCCTCCCAGTCCGTCGTCTCCGGCTGCTGCTGAGCGGCAGCCTGCTGCTGTCCGGTAGCCACCTGTGAGGCGGCTTGCGCCGGGATCTGGCCAGCGGCGACAGCTTCGGCGGGGGTGGGAACGGCCGGCGTACCAGCGCCGGTCTCCGCGGTGTTTTCGGGCATGAGGTCTCCCATGTCGGGTCGCCTCGCCATGTCGGCGAGCGCAAGGGGATGGAACTGCGGGGAGCCGTCTGCCATGTCGGCGGACGGCTCCAAAAGGACAGCGCCGGGGCGCTGCGAGGGTTGGGGTCAGGTGCGGTCGGGCGGCTCGTAGGCGGCCCGGCCTTCTGACTCCCACCAGCGGCGGAATGCGTTCACGGCGTGCTGGCCACCGCGACCGCGCGTCGTCCGCAGCCAGTCGTCATAGAGCTTCTCGGCGACGCCGATGAAGGGCTCGTCGTTGGTGAAGGCGGGCCACGCCTGGCACCCGCAGTGATCGTGATAGCGGTTGCCGCCCCGCCGCGGGTCGCCTGCTGTCTTGGCGGACTTATAGACCGGGCCGCGGGACGCGAGCATGGCGCACCAGGCGCACGGGTCATCGTCCGTCACCCGCGACCAGCCAGTGGCCCGCTCGTCTGCGGCGATCGACCGCTGCATGGCCTGCCTGCCGCCCTCCAGTGCCAGATACTGGGTGCTGCCCACCAGACGGACCGCAGCAGCGTCCATGGCCTGCTGCGGATTCTTGCCCGCGGCGATCGCCTTCTTGAACTCCACCGGCCCGGTCACGTCCAGGGACTTCTCCAGGCGGTCGATCAGCAGTGGGAGTGGCTCCTCAGGGGTGAAGTCGCCGTCCTCGATGCCCGCATCCCGCCTGGCATCCATGTAGGTCTCCAGGCCGAGCACCCCGGACTGTTCCCTGGCCTGCTCAACCAGCGGCTCCAAGGCGGAGCGGACAGCCGGCCAGGAGGCATCGATCTTCGCCGGGTTCATCAGGTCCCGCCACACCTGCAGCACTTGCTGGGCAAGGCGTGCCGCGATCAGTCCCTGAAGGCGCCTGTACCTCTGCGGTGCCTTCCGGATGGCCATCAGAGCACCAGGTCCGGGAGCGGCGCGGGCTCCGGTGCCGGGTCGAGCTGCTGCATCTGCTTCTCGATGATCCCGTTCAGGCGGTTCATCGAGTCGCCCTGCTCGGCCGTGGCCTTCCACCGCTCCACATCGGTCTGCGTGACCCCGGGGATCTTCTCCCACAGTTCCTGCGGCGGCACACCGAGCATCGTGACGAGCTTGCCGAGTGCGTCCACAGTCTGTGCGAGAGAGCGCGCCGAGGTGTCGCGCCAGACAACCTGCGCCGCCGTGTCCCCCCAGGCGGCACGGTCACCTGCGGCAAGGCCGGCCAGGCGCAAGGCCTGCTCCCAGCCCTCGCCGAACAGCGACTCCCGCTCATCGATCTTCCGATCCAGGCCGTCCCGCGCTGCGGCGAGGGCCTCGGCCGACAGGTTCACCATCTGGCCGAGCAGGTGGTACGGCGGCACTTGAGACAGCGTCGACATGTGGCGGATCGTCGCCTCGCGGCTGTCGAGGTACCCCCTGAGGTCTGTCTGGTCGAACTCTCCGAACTTGGTGTCCGCGTCCTCCGCGATGAACACGCCGTCCACGCGCGAGCGGAACGGCTCGATCGGATTGCCGTCATCGTCCTGCGGCGGGGCCATGCCGGTCACCCAGCGCTGCCGGAATGCCGCATACTGCTGGGCCATCAGCAGGTTGAACGTGGTCATGTTCAACTGGTCCTGGGCGTCGATCAGCGGCTCCACCTCGCCGATCACTCCGTCGCCGTCGAGATCGTCCGTGTTGACGAACCGCACCACAGGGCATACGCCGAGGTCGTGCCGCTCCACGCCGTTTTCGTCCAGCTCCAGGACGGATCCGTCGGCGTTTCCGGTCAGCGTGTAGCGGG